TTATGTTTCACGTGTAACATCATTAACATTTTTTAAGGAAATATTTTTCGTGTTTTATGCTTCTGTTTCAAAATAAATTCGTACCTTTGTCAGTAATACAAAACAACAATAGTATGAGCGACAAAGGTTTAAGAAAAAAACTAGCAACAGGCATTTACTGCCGTGCTTGGTTGCACTCAAACGGCTTTATCACCGATGGCGAGTGCAAGAAAATTATTGAGCGAATGGGTAAATTTGAAAGAATGAACCATATACGGCTAACACCACCGCAAATTTACAGTGTATCAGTTAACTACAACGACGATGCCAAGTATAAAAGAGTTGACATATAATACGTTTATCAATTAACATTAGAGCCAATGAGAAAAGCAAGTAAGTGTACGGCCGTACTTTGTGCGTGTCTGTTACTGGTGGGGCTTACAAGTTGTAAGACCGCCGCCAAAGTGAGCGGCAGGGGTAAGACTATCATTATTACATCAGCCACCGACACCACTGTTATAAATCATAACGGTGCAGTGCAGTACCCTAAGAGTAAGTAAGTATTGTTTAACTATTAATTATTAAGACATGAACGAGAATGAACGAAACGAGTTTGACGAACAGATGATGCGTGCCATAACGTCACTTGGTGCACTTATGGCGTGTCCTCAAGTGTGCAGGCAACAAAAAGCAGTTATGAAGATTAACCGCTTCCGTACGTGGTTGATGGACTTGAAACCAGACGAAAGCAACGCCGAGTTATTTAAGTAACTGGTAAGCACTGGGCGGAAGTTTCATAAGGTGGAATAATGTTTAACTAATTAAATTATAAGTATTATGACAAGTTTTGCGAACAAGTTCAACAAAGTAAGTTTCGGTATCGACACCAAAGATTTTCAGTACATCAAACTGGGCGACGTGCTCAACAGTATCGACAACGGCACGCCTGATGTAGTACACCGTATTGACGGTATGTTTGTGCACCGTTCTAAGCTAGGTGACAGCCCGGTAATTATCGATGCTGAGAACAAGGTTCTTATCAACCTGCCGGCACACTTGGCGGAAACAGTACGAGAAATTTGCGCTGACAATGAAGCGGTAGAGGACATCAAGAACGGTAAAGCAGGGTACACTATTTACACCTACGAGTCACACGGCAAGACCTGCTACGGCATTAAGTTTGCTGACATCAAGTAACAGATACCAGATGGGGACAGGTTAACCGCCTGCCCCTATTTGTTTAATATAAATATCAACGTTATGGCACATATAAATTACCGTATAAAGATACTCAAGGCCGTAAATAAGAATACGTTACGGAAAGATATTATAGCTTCATTGAAAACGAGCCCCGAACATCGGAAAGAGATACGACGTGTTTTTCAGATGGCAAACCGACGTATACAGAACATTGAAAAAGCAGGCCTATTATCCCCTGCCGTGCAAGCACTGGGCAAAGGTGATGTGCAAGGTTTTGCCAAGTTTTCAATGAGGGGTGAAACATGGGATGAGTTAAAAATCGAGTACGGCAAGGCCGTATCATTTCTGCGACAACCCACCAGTACGGCAAGCGGTACACGGCAATATAATGAACATCTTATGAAATCATACGACCTTACAAAGGATGAGTTTGACGCTATGGCCAGGAATTTGCTAGGGAAGTTATCCTCACTATCTGAAAGTAACTTTGTAGAGCGATACTTAATGAGATATAAGGACTTTACAGGCGAGTTAGAACAGAGTGCAGCCGACATCTCGACACAGATAGAGAGTGAAGCGGAAAGCATTCAACGTGCTATTGATAACGAAATCGCTGAGGATGCCGAGAATATAGTTAGGGCGATGTTCAATAAATTATCTTCAGACTAAGGTATGATCAGGAAAAGCAAAAAGATACCGTTCGAGATGCACGACGGAATTTATAAGCCGTCGGACATCTTGGCCGTGCTAGATATGGCTGTTAACGACGATAATCTGACAGGCAACAACAAAGGGGAGAAGTTTTACAACGTGCCTGCTTCATTCGACATCGAAACGACGTCTTTTTACCGAGATGCCGACGGTACGGCATATTCTTACGAGCAGTTGCAGAAGCTACAGGACACCAGAGGACACAAAGTAAAACTCGAAAAAGTTTCCGTTATGTACGTTTGGCAATTTGGCATTAACGGTTATATAATAGTGGGCAGGACATGGGACGAGTTCACCGAGATGATGGACACACTTTCGGAACACTTACACCTATCTGGTAGCCGTCGCCTAATTGTGTACGTGCATAACTTATCATACGAATTTCAGTTTCTCCGCAAGCGGTTCAACTGGGAACGGGTCTTTTCGATAGACCTAAGAAAACCTATATACGCAATTACAGATAGTGGTATAGAATTTCGGTGCTCATACCTGCTAAGCGGTTATTCGCTTGAGAAGCTAGGAGAGCAGCTCAATGCATATAAGTGCAGTAAGATGACAGGCGATTTAGATTACTCGCTATTACGGCATTCCGGGACACCGCTTTCAGACAAGGAGTTAGGATATTGCGTAAATGATGTTAAAGTTGTTATGTGCTATATCCAAGAACGAATTGACGAGTACAAGCTAATCACCAGACTACCTATAACAAAAACTGGTTTTGTGCGCAAATATTGTCGCTCACACTGTTTGCGCACCAAGAACGATGCAGGTAAGACGGTGCAAAATTGGAAGTACACCGACCTTATAAACAGTCTGGTAATAACAGGCCGAAACGAGTTCGAGATGCTCCAGAGGGCATTTGCAGGCGGTTTTACACACGCAAACGCCAATTACACCGGTGATGTGACGGATGACGTTGACAGTTACGATTTCACCAGTTCTTATCCTTATGTGATGGTATCTGAAAAATACCCGATGAGTAGCGGTGTACGTGTGAACGTTAAATCTCAAAAGATGTTCGATTTCTTGATAAGTGAATTTTGTACTATATTTGACGTTGAATTTACGAATATCTTTGCCACACAAACGCAAGATAACCCTATTAGCGCAAGTAAGTGCTTTATAAAGGAAAATGCGTGCGAGAATAACGGCCGTATTGTCGGTGCTAAGAGAATAGCGTTAACTATAACCAATATCGACTACGAGGTATTGAGCAAGTTCTATCAGTGGGAAAATATGCGTGTCGGTACGATGTACGTCTACAAAAAAGACTACCTTCCCACCGAGTTCATTCAATCAATACTCTATTTGTACGAGAAGAAAACAAAACTTAAGGGGGTAAAAGGTAAGGAGGTGGAGTATTTGAATAGTAAGGAGATGCTAAACAGTTGTTACGGCATGAGTGTAACAAACCCGCTACGAGATGAGTTCACGTATAACGGTGAGTGGGACATCTCCAGTTTGACCGACAAACAAAAAGACGATTTATTACATAAGTACAACACTAGCCGGAACAGGTTCTTATTTTATCCTTGGGGTATCTTTGTGACGGCATACGCACGGCGAAACCTATTCACAGGTATATATGAGTCTGGGAACGATTATATCTATTCTGACACCGACAGCATTAAGCTCAAGAACGGAGACAGGCATAAGGACTATTTCGCCAGATACAACAACGAAGCACAAGCAAAGTTACGTACGGCCTGCAAATACCACCATATTCCGTTTGCGTTATGTGAGCCCAAAACGATTAAAGGTGTGACAAAAACGATGGGTGTATGGGACTACGAGGGACGGTATAAGCATTTCAAGACACTGGGGGCTAAGAGGTACATGGTTGAGGAAACAGATGCTTTGCGTGTCGGTGGGAAGTCTTATGACTTTTCGTTGACCGTTTCTGGTGTGAACAAGAAAAGTGCTATTCCGTACCTATTGGACACGTACGGCAAGGATGGCATATTTGATGCGTTCACCAACTATTTAAGTATTCCGCCAGAAGCGACAGGCAAGAATATACATACGTACATCGACTATGAGGTGAAAGGACGTCTGGTTGACTACCTGGGGAACGACGGCGAGTACGATGAGTTGACAGGCGTCCACCTGGAGCCGACAGGATACAGTTTATCTTTGTCAGTGATGTATCTTAATTATTTACGAGGTATCAAATTTAAAGATTAGTATATGGTAAGAAAAAAGAAAACGGATGTGCCCCGTTATTATTCGCTAAGCGAGATTTTGAAAAAAGGTGCAGATTATAACATTATCTTTGGCGAACGAAGCAACGGTAAGACGTACGCTGCTTTGGCGTACGGTATTGAAAACTACATCAAGACAGGAAAGCAGATGGCGTATATACGCCGATGGAGGGAGGACTTGAGGGGCAAACGTGCTGAAAGTCTGTATGCCAACCACACCGCCAACGGCTTTATAGAGAAGATAACAGGCGGTAAATATAACGAGGTTTTCTATATGTCAAACAAGTGGTTTTTGTCGTATATGGACACCGAAACAGGGAAGCGGAAACCAGATGACAGGCCGTTTTGCTACGGCTTCTGCTTGAGTGAGCAGGAACACGAAAAAAGCAGCAGTTATCCAGACGTTACAACGATAGTTTTCGATGAGTTTCTTACCAGACGTTACTACCTGCCCGATGAGTTCATGCTTTTCATGAACCTGCTTTCCACTATCATACGCCAGAGAAACGACGTAAAAGTGTTCATGCTTGGTAACACGGTGAACAAGTTTTGCCCCTATTTCACGGAGATGGGTCTAAAGCAAATTCCAGTGATGGAGCAGGGGACGATAGATATTTATAAGTTTGGCGAGCACGGTGCAGTCGTTGCGGTGGAGTACTGTTCGAGTACGGCACAACACAAGGAAAGCAACAAATATTTCTGTTTTGATAACCAGAATTTGCAGATGATAACCGGCGGTAAGTGGGAGTTAGCCGTATATCCTCATTTGCCCTGCAAATATAAGCCGTCGGACGTACTGTTTGTGTACTACATCAAGTTCAACGACGTAACGTTGCAGGGGAACATCATACAGGCGGGCAACGAGAATTTTACCTACATTCACGCCAAAACGACACCTATAAAGGATGAGGCCAACAGCCTAATTTATTCCCTAGAGATGAACGGCAAGCCGAATTACAAACGCAAGTTGTTAAGTACGGCAAGTTATGTGGAGCAGCAAGTGGCAAGATACTTTGCGACTGACAAAGTGTTTTACCAAGATAACGAGGTGGGCGAGATTGTACGTAACTATCTGATCACTAGCGCAAAGAGTAACATACTAAATATGTAGGCCGAGGACGGTAAAAAACCGTCCTTTGCTTGCAAACGGATAAATAATTTATTATCTTTGTAGTGGTATTAATTTAATTAAATAGATATGGAAAATATTATCGACATTATTTCAAATTTAGGTTTTCCGATTGCAATGTGCGTCGCTTTGTTTTACTACATGATAAATCAGAACAAGCAGCACGAGCAGTCAATCGACGACTTGCGCACGACATTGGAGGAGAACACAAAGGTACTGACAGAGTTAACAACACTTATTAAAATGATTGCTGACAATGAAAAGGAAAGATAACATTTACAGGATCTATCAACAGCAGATAAAAGACAAAGATACGGCCGTATTGTCTTTTATTGAAAATGCTTTGGCGAAAACCCAAAGTATGTTTGTATACGACGGTCTACCCGAAAGCATACCTGCAAAGGAATTGGAGAACATTCTACAAACGCAGGGAAACGCCTTTATCACAGAGGTTGACGGCACGTTATACGCACTCACAGGCGCTAAAGGAGGTGAGCCAGACGAGTACGGACGGCCGACACTATACACTGTAGCCAACCCTGCTCTAAAGCTAAACAGGACGTACGATATACGGAAAGATGGCGTACTAGTCGAGAACGACAGCAACGGAAACAGCTTGCTTCCCTTACTGGGAAAGTACGCCGTATTGTACACCGACGGCATTATATCATTGAACACCGCCAGCGTGTTGACACGAATAACGATGCTTATAAGCGCCAGTGACGACAAGACAAAGCAAAGTGCAGATATGTTCCTGCAGAAGATTATCGACGGCGAGTTCTCTATCATTGGCGAGAATGCGTTCTTCAAGGGTGTAAATATGCAGACAGCACCGACCACAAACAGCGTCTATATAACGCAGCTCATCGAGATGATACAGTACTACAAAGCGAGTATGTGTAACGAGCTTGGCCTTAATGCTAACTATAATATGAAGCGTGAACGGCTCAACCTGGGGGAGGTATCAATGAACATTGATGTTCTTTTGCCGTATGTGGACACGATGTTACGTGAACGCACCGAAGCCGTCGCCAAGGTAAACGAGATGTACGGTACGGACATTTCTGTAAAACTGGGTAGCTCCTGGGGACTTGAACGAGATAATTACGATGCACTTGTTAACGACCTTAAGCAGCAGGACGAACCGACAGAGCCAGAAGCACCAGACGACCCGAAAGAGCCAGATGACCCCAAAGAGCCAGACGGAACGGAAGAACCAGACGACCCGAAAGAGCCAGATGACCCCAAAGAGCCAGACGGAACGGAAGAA